ATGGCATTTTTCTTCCTGATCTCACGCGATTGCAGAGTAATTAAGCAAGTTGATTATATTTTGTTGATTTTGCAGCGTGTTTTTTATTCAGGTTGTGCGCTGGGGGCATAATGGGGGCATTATGGTCGGCATCCTGCTGTTCAGCATTCTTACCTGATCCGCATTCATTTCGCTGATCCACTTCGAATAAACCTCATAAACCATCTTCGCATTCTCATGCCCCATCTGACTGGCAATGAACGATGGGTTAGCTCCTGATGACAGCAGCCAGCATGCATATGTATGCCGAGATTGATAAGGATCCCGCACTCTAACGCCTGCCCGTTTCATGCCGCTTTCCCAGCTGTATGGAAAAGATCTTTTAGAAAAGTACTGTTTCTTTTCCCTCGATTGCTGTCCTGGAATGAAGACAAACCGGACAGAAAGCTGTTCTGTCCGCCCATACTCGCGATGATGGAGAACAATATCTGTTTTCGGCTGGTTTGCGGTCAGTTGATGGATTTCATTCAGTGCTTCGAATGCTGGCTGTAAAAGTGTGATTGTTCTGATCCCCGCATTAGTTTTAGGGGGAACAAATAGCCCTTTTGCCGTAAGGTTCCTACATACATGGATTTCCCCCTTTTTCAGATCGATATCTTCCCAGGCGAGCGCACAGAGCTCACCGTGACGCATACCGGTGTGAATTGCCACAATCCAGGTGAGTGCAAACCGGCGAGGCAGAGCATTGATGAAAGCCTGATACTCATGAAGCAGCAGCGGATCGGGATCCCTTTGAGAAACTTTCAGGTTCTTCACATTTTCATAGGGGGCATGAGTGATGAACTTACTAAGGTTAGCCAGTTTCAGCATACTGCATAGTGTGCCCATCAGGTTGTTTACAGTTGAAGCCTTGCGTCCCTCCTTATTGAACCAAACCACTTTTTTGTAGGTTACATCACCAGTCAGCAATTCCTGACGGTATCTCAATAAATCTGTGTGCTGAATTTCGGCAATGTGCGTTCTACCTCCGACAATGCGAAGCAGGGTATCTATCCTGGATGTCAGTGAGTCATGCGATGCCGCAGATAATTCGAGCTTTTTTATTTTTAGGAAAAGGTCACAGAGCTCGTTGAAGGTTGTTATGCGCTGTGTGGTGGTAAACTTTTTGATTGTCTTTGACTCAGGGAATCGTCTCGCATAGTCAAAAGTTCCCATCTGTATATCGCCAATAATTCCAGCACGAAGATTTCCCGCTTTGCGGATGTTCGCGGCGGTGATAGCCCAGCCTTGCAGTACTTCTCGACACCTGGAACCGCGGTAAACGAACCAGATCCTTATTTTTCCATTGTGTATTTCTACACCGGTCGGTAATGCTGCCATTAAGCCTCCTGAACAAATTTATTGATTCGGGGATAGTTGTACCAGAGGACACCATTGCTGCTGCTGGTCTCTCCTAATGCAGTCAGGTGTTTAAAGTGAACACCCTCAATCCACACTCCCAAACGATAGTTTTTAATTTGCCCTTTTGAGAGGCCAGTTCTTTCGCTTAGCCGGGTTTCAACTACCCATTCCTCATTGAAGACGATATCTGGCATGGTCTGTATCTCGTGTTTTGCCCGCCCAGAGCGCACGCAAAAGCCCAGTCCGCTGGATATGGTCTTCTCCGGCGGAGTTTAATCAGGCTGGTGGTGGTGGGGCGGGACAGTAGTATTTTTTTGTTTCAGATAATCATAAAACTAGGTTGAGAAGAACATGGACACATAATACAGAAGAGGTTTTTGCCCATAGTATTATATTTCTTCTTATTCCGTTTTTTGATTTTTCTATATAATCTGGGAGTTAGTGAAGCTATATTTTATATGGGGTTTAGATTGTTATCATAAAAACCCGCAGATGCGGGTTAGAATTAATAACCTGTTCTAGTCTCTGCATTCTCTTCTGGAACCCGGTAATCGCGTGTCTGCAGTCCTCAAGCGTTTCGAAAACCCGCGTAATCCTCTGACTACGGGTTGACCATTTTTATCAATAGTGGTTAGCGTACTGGCAATAATATTTTTATAATTACCATTGATCTCATATTGGAAAGAAACAGTATCAGATTTATAAACCCACTGAGCGGATCCAAATGTACGAAAGCTGTAGTTTTCACCATCTATTTTTAGATAGTGTAAGTGCAACGCCTTGGTATTTCCACCTTTACTCGGCGGCCTACTTTTTTCTAGTAACTTAACTCCGTATTCGGAAATTTTTTTATCCTTTAAGTTATTTAACATGATTTGTATCTCCATATAGCAACTATTTAATATGTTTTTTGGCAAAGGAATTAAGAACATCCACAGTACTGAGTCATGATTTTACTTCTATGAAACAAAACGTCAACTAATCACTATATACCTGCTTTCCGGGGGAGAAAATAGATATGTAATTGATGGGAGAAATGGTCGCTATCTTTCGGATGGCCTCCTGCATGCCGGTTTCAACTGCGTGATCCCAGACGGCGGCTCGGCCGCTTTCCTCTTTCATGATGCTATTGGGCGGACAAATTCGGCATAGACGCCATCTTCGCCGTCAAAGATGGAGAACAGAAACCAGCCGTCACCGTCCGGCGGTGTTGGTCCCCATTCATTCAGGACCTCAAAATTCTCCAGACAGCGCTCGTATAGTGCGTCATTCTGTTCTTCCAGAGTGACAATCTGCTGCTCCAGCGCGTGTGACATAAACCAGTCGTTTATCTCGGCTGGAGGCGTGCTTTCATCCCAGTCGGGTTGAAGAGCTGATGCAGGGTGTGTCCAGTAGCCGATCTCATCGCGTTCCACCGGAACAGGGCAAATGGGCAGGTAAAGCAATTCTGCCAGTCGGCGGGATAAGACAGAATCGATGCAGCAGGATAAAGCCATCAGATCGAGATTATCCAGTTGCTGAATGCGGCCTGATTCTGAGAGTTTATTGGCGAGGGAAGACTGCAAATCGACAACTTCAGTTGCCCTGAGTTGGTTAACAGCGTTGTCCAGCATCAGGGTTGGGACCAGCTTTTCTATGCTGACAGCCAGGGTAACCGGGGAAACAGGGGCGGAGTTATCTGACAGCAACTTAATTACTTCGGAAACGGCATCCGACTGTTTCCTCGCATGCTGCCGGATTAGATCGCATTCTGCGGCCAGCGTGAGTGACTGCTGGTGCTGCTGCTCTGATAGTTCGCGTTGAACCTGCCAGCGTTTGACCAGTTCCTTCAGTACAGCACCGGCTTCACTATATCCAGCCAGTTTCTTCGCGGTTTCGATGATTTCAGCGTCAGTCTTGTGTTGTAAGCTCATAATGCCTCTTATGCTGCGTTGGGTTTAGGCCAGTTTTCAGCCTGCCAGTCCTTAACTACGTTCATGCAGGCGGCATGCACCTGGCGCGCCGTGGCAATGCCGAATCCTTTAACCAGGTTGGAGAGTTCTTCCGGGGTATGGCTTACTACAGTCCACAGGCTGTAAAGACCGGAGGCGTTTAGCAGATCAAGCCACTTGTCCTGCAGGGGAAGATTGCTAAGAGGGGTCGCCATTGCCCACTCAGTACGCTTAACCAGGTGAGGGTGGGTATCGCCCAGCAGCTCAATGATCCTGCGGTTTAACGCAATCCCCAGAGCAGAGGGCCAGGCTGATTTGAACTGGTCAAGAATCGGATACCGCGCACGACACCACTGCGTAACAGATACCAGAACGGATATGCCGGAGTTGCTCCGAATTTCGATATGCCAGTCAATATCCTGAAGCAGGTCGAGATGCAGATCCCGGTCGGTGGATCCCAGCGTCAGTCGCCAGCCGAAGGTGTAAAAGTAAAACTGGAGACCGCTGTCGTCGGCAGCCGGGTACCAGACCGGTTCAACGTCACCGTCAATACGCTGGAGCCGTGTCCGCAACTCTTCGTTTTCAAGACTTAATTCGGCGTTCTGCTGGATGGCGACCGCCAGATTGGTTTTCGTCGTGGCCAGTTCGCCGCGGATCTTCCGCATCTCTTGTTTTTGCTGGTCGAGAAGCGTGGTTTTACTGGCGATGGTTTCTTTGAGGCTGACTATCTGCGTTTTCTGGCGTTCCGGGTTCATCGACTTGAGCTGGTCATTCTCAGTCTTCAGTTGTCGCTTATCACCCTGCAGAACAGAAATCTGTGCTTTTGCGATTTCCTCTGCGGCCCGCGCTTCTTTTGTTGTTAACTCCATATCAGCCAGCTTCTCAGCGAATCCTGCTGCCTGAAGTCCCAGCGTGGTGTTTCGGTCATCCAGTGCTTCGCATTGCTCAACGACAGCGTTGAACTCGTCAACCTGTAGGTTGTATTGCTCGATAACCAGCACTTCTAACTGGTCAGTCAATGCGAGGGCACTTTCGACAGATGCCCGGGAAATGCCGGCAGTCTGTTCGACGGCCAGCTCGAGCTGGGAGCGAACAGGGCGCAATGAGGTTGCCAAAACTGTTGCTACCGTAGAGTCAGAAATAGTGGTCATTCTGACACCTCCTGGCTACGACGCTGGCAGATGTCAGCGCGAACGTTACGATAATGCATATTTGCTTCTGAGCAGGGGTATTCAGTCGATTTCAGCCAGAATACCTGTGCTGTTTTGTAGTTCCCGCGCCGTTCTTCGCTGGCGGCGCGTTCGGTGATCATCTTGCCTTGCTCTTTCATCTTTTGAGCCAGTGTTTTCATTGGTGCTAACCTTTGTATCCTCGAAATAACAGGTAATAACGCGGCTGTAGCCGATAACGAATAACAGCCGGTCGGTTGTGCGCAGATACCGGTATCCGCGCCGTCGCAGCAATCCCAGTTTTCGCAGCCTTGCCTTGGTCAGGGGTTTTGCCTGCAGAAGATCGTCGATGATGAAACAGGGAAGGGATTGCCGCCGTTCGGTGTAACGCCGTATGGCGTGGTTAGTAATGCTGTTAACCATCGCCAGACGTGGGATGGTAATGTCAGTCATTAGCGGGATTTAAACTCCGTAATGGCCTTAAGAAGTCGGATTTGCCAGAGACAGTCGTTAAGCGGCATGTGAATGCCGGCTGGAAGCTGTTTAAGCGTAGAGACAACAAATCCGTTGCGTTCGGCATCATTAAGCAGTGACTGGACATCATTCACATTACGGCGAAACCAGGGCACCTGAACGTCAGAATGCCGGAAAGCATTTTCCCACTGTGGGATATCGAAGCGCGCTGGCTTTGCCCAGATGTGCACTGACTGATGTAAATCACTGAGGCCCGGCGTCTCATCTTCCTGCCAGGTACGACGACAGGAGTCGAGCACGAAACGATAGAACTCGCAGCATGCCGAACGAATGGAAATGCGGTCTTCCTCGCCATAGAACACGGATTGTTGTGTTTCCTTATCCTGCGACATCCACCAGGCCACAGTGCTGGCGTCAATTACCGTTCCGGGCTGACGGTCATGGCTGATACTAATGACTTTCTCAGCGAGCGGGGTGAAGGTGTGTGGATCGAACTGAACTAACCCAACCTGAGCAATATGCGCGTTGGGCAGAACGGATAACGTTTCGTTATCGACCATGATATGAACGGGTTCTTGCATAAGTACCTACATCTGCATTGCGAAGTTGAGAAAGGCCAGCGCAAAGGCGCACAACACTACGGCGAAAAGTACCGGCCAGCGCAACTGGCTATCTGGCGGCATTACAGTGACAGGCTCCGGATGCTTGTTAAAACGCGCCTGGCAGCGTGGGTGAGGCCGAAAAGGATCATTGATAAATATGGTTTGGCGGGCGTTACGGGCCGCCATGGATTTTGTTAACACCTGAGATTTCATGTATATTTCTCCTGCTCCTTACTCTCCGTTAGGGGCAATACCATTCAAACTGCTAACCTTGTCTGGTATCTCGTGTAATCAGCGGTTTGGTCGCTGCTGATTGGGATAGCCCCGGTTTGGTCGCCGGGGCTTTTCTCTTTGTGAGGTGCCTGCTTTTTTCCTCTTCAGGCGAGGTGGTACTCTTGCTGTCACCACAACAAGCGAGAGTAATTAGATGGAAGAACAACAAACTGGCGAGTGTCCGCTCTGCGATACTGGCGCTGTGTACAGATTTACCGATCATGACAACTACAGGATGTATCGATGCCCGAATTGCGGCATTTATGAAGTAAGCGTTGGTGCGGAGCGGAAAATCAGGAAAATGTCGCCAGAAAAGCGACTGGAATTTTCAAGTCTGTCGATAAATGCCCCAGAGGGCATGATGCTGGAAATCAGATATGATATTAATGCTGACGCAAACGATGTTGTTTGCAAATACGTTCCTCGTCGGTCAGCAGTTCATCAGGAACCTCACGAACAGAGAGCATCAGTCCCTGACTGTTGATTTTTTTATTCAGCACCTGAAAAACTTTACCCGGATATTGATTGACCAGGCTGGTTATCCGGGTAATTTCTTCCTCAGTTGGCGATTTCTCATTATTTCCAAAGAACGACATATTTCATCCTCGTAAAAGGCCCAGTGTTTTAATGTTGGACCAGGTGAACTGCAGCTGCTATTACAATTCCAGCTGGCGAATAATCACGTCCAGCCGCGCATTGGCAGTAGCGACAGATGCCCCGAACCGGTGAATAACATCGGCCAGTGGAGAAAGTGGTTCATTTACTTCACTTGCACCACTTCCTTTAACTTCCGGGCAGGGGGTAACTACCGGGATCAAGCGGTCATGCAAATTGCTGATTCGTCCGTGAAGACTATCAAGCTGATCCCATACCTGATTGACCTTTACATCGATTACAGAACGTTTGGGTTCGGCACATACTGCCATGCCTGTTGTCCCGCTTTGTCCATTCATAGGGTGCTAACCTCTTTGTTGTGAGTGGTGACGCTGTGCTGCGTCATGATTTTCAGACCTTACTTGAAAGCAAAGTGATATTCCGCGGCTGCACCATCGCTGATTTTCCAGTCTTGTGCATGTGATCAGCAGGGGAAAGGCCATCAGGAAGAACTGCAGTGTTGAGAGGGGTACCACCAGCTTCTTTCAGCCTGTCAGCCGCGGCAAAGAACTCCGGGCGGTTGAAGTGAAGCCTGTTGGTCATTGGCCCCGCTATAAACACCTTCATATGCTAACTTCGTGAAATTCAGGCATGCACACCCAACAAACCACCCCTGGTTCATCGGATACGGGTATGCATGCCTGAATCTGAAAGAAATTAAAGAGAAACATCTTTTAGTAATATTTTTGGACGCTATAATATAATCCCTTTTACCTTATTAAAATAATTGAACATGGAAAATTTCAAAAGCGTACTAGATTTAGACTGCGAAGAAGCTAAAAAACACTTTCTGAAAATGGAAAGTTATTTTAATTCCGATTTGCCGCCGTATTTCGATTTCAATCTCTTATTAAGCAAGGTTGCGCATGAGTTGGGAGAAAAAGAAATACGAGGGATAATGAAAGCTGATACGAAAGTGTATGAATGCGATAATGTTAACTACACGCTAATGATCAATAAAGATGGAAAACTATCTTGGCGGCCATTACAAATCGTACATCCTGTTCTTTACGTTAATCTTGTGAATATACTGACTAAGGCCGATAACTGGGAAAAAATCAAGACAAGGTTTGCTAGTTTTCAACGTAACCCTAAAATAGAATGTTTGAGTATTCCAGTGGTTGGTGATGATGAAAAAGATAAAGCAGCACAGGTATCTAATTGGTGGCAAAAGGTAGAGCTGCGTTCTATTGAGCTTTCCCTCACTTTCGACTATTTATATGATACAGATATAACCGATTGTTATGGTTCTATTTATACACATTCACTTGCTTGGGCTCTTGAAACAAGAGAAGTAGCTAAGGAAAAGAAAAAAGACAAAACCCTGCTTGGTAACTTAGTTGATGCAGCAATCCAAAACATGCAGTGTGGACAAACAAATGGAATACCTCAGGGTTCTGTATTAATGGATTTCATCGCTGAAATTTTATTAGGTTATGTTGATGATATTTTGACAGAAAAATTACAGAGCGCAGGTGTGGATGATTATAAAATACTAAGATACAGAGATGATTATCGTGTTTTTGTAAATAGTTCAGAAACAGGTGAACATATTCTTAAATTGCTCTCGGAAGTTCTTAGTGTTTATGGGTTAAAACTCGGCTCTGCAAAGACTAAAGCATATGATGATGTGGTTATTGCTTCCGTGAAAAAAGATAAGATTAGTTGGGTAGCAACAAAAAACAATCATAAGTATCTCTTAAAATATGCTTTGTTAATAAAGAAACATGCAAATGAATACCCTAGCTCAGGTAGCTTGTCGGTTGCTTTAAAAGAGTTTAATGAGCGAGTTCAGAAAATAACTGAGCTAGATATTTCATCAAAACCTATAATTAGTATAGTAATGGATATTGCATACCGCAACCCAAAAGTATACCCAGTTAGTTTCGCTATTTTAAGCAAGTTTTTATCATTGATTGATTCTGATGCTGAACGATTGAGTTTGATGCGTGATATTTTTAATAAATTTAAAAAATTACCTAATATAGGTTATTTTGAACTGTGGCTTCAACGTGCAATTAAATCGGAAATGGATGCCTTTAATTTTTCTGAAAAACTTTGCCTCATAGTCAAGGGCGAAAACCCAGAACTTTGGAATTCAACTTGGCTCGCATCTTCAAAACTATTAAAGGTAATTAATGAAACACCTATAGTTAATTTCGATGTTTTAAGAATGACTACAGCAGTAATTGAGTCTGATGAATTTGATCTGTTCCCAGGAAAATCAGGTTAAATAATTGCCGCATTTCGCAATCTGGCGCGGTTTTTCCATTAACGAGAGAAGGCCGTGATCCCCTTGCTTGCACATTAAACCAACTCATCCCGGAGGACCGCCTCCGGGATTCTCGTACTGTCAGCACCCTGGCATGTGCCAGACCAGCAACCCATTCTGGCTGTTAGTTCTATCGACCTGTCCACGTTGTTAAAGAGCAAGGGCCTTCGCCTCGGATTTATTGTTGCACTTATGGGTAAATAAAAACAACACCAAAAGTGCAAATTTAATATTCAATAAAATCATCGTATTGAAAAATATAAGAAAATAGTTAAAGGACAGGGTATATGGAGAGATGCTTACTGGTAAGTGAAGATCCCTGAAGGGCTTTACGTAGTCCCTCAGTAAGCAAGGTTCCTAGCTTTTCGGGATCTGAAGAGTGACAGATGATTTCGATGCAACTGCCTTTTGCTGAATCATAAAGAGCAGCCCTGATAAGATAGTGGTCATTTAAATCTTTCAATATCAACATGTTATACCTCCATTTAAGATAAATCTCATTCTAAAGTGGTGTCAGGAAATTGTTTGACCAAAATGGTGGGGAATTACTTCATATTTATTATATAAAATAAGGAATTACAGAGTATTGCGGGGCGCTAAATGTGACAAGCTACGCAGCAAAAACCTAACTGTATAAAAATACAGTATTTAGTTTGAAGCTGCAGGAATGAATCTTTCCGGGCTCACAATTGCAGAAATTGGATAAATGGCACGGATATTATCCTTATACAGCATAGAAGGGCGATTAGAAGTGTAGTCAGATACGGTGTAACCGGCTCCAGAGTCAAGCATCAGCATAGTTATTAGTGGCTGACTTTCGTCATGAAGTAAAACATAGACATCATCACCCGGTTGGCATGTTCTCCCCGGTTCAACGACTAAAAATTCCCCAGATTTTACCCGCGGCCATAGTTTGGTACCAATAATCTGCACGCCGAAAGAGGAAAGTTGCGAGTTGTCCAGTCGTAGATAGCCGCCCAAAGGCTCAGTGCAAACTTTACCATCGTCGGTAATGACCTTTAGACGTACAGGCACCCGCTCCTGAAGCTGAGTTTCTGTAAGGGACAATTGTAGCGATTGAGATTGTTGTCTGAGTTCTTTATCAAGTGAGGGGCTGATGTCTGACACATCAACTTGAAGAAGCTTAGCTAGTGCAGACACGGCCTTTGTATTCAGTGAATTACGGCCATAGAAGTAATGCCCCAGTGCAGAAAGACTGATATCCATTTCATCAGCAATTCTCTGCATTGTGAGGTCAAGACTCTTTTTCTTTGCTTCGTAGATGCTTTTCAGTCTCTCAGCATCAGCAATTTGTTCTGAAGTTAATTTTTTCTTCTGCATCCAGTCATTTTATACCATTGGTACATTTGTTTAATGCATTTTAGGTGTTGTCATATTTGCACTAAAAATGTAGTCTTTCGAATGGAGGACCTATGAAAAAAACAGCGCTAAAAGATCTGGTGAGTAAACATGGTGAACTTAGTCGGGTTGCCAGAGGATTGAATATCCAGCCATCGGCAGTACAGAAGGCGGTTAACTCTGGCCGAGATATCACCATTATCGAATACAAGAACGGGAAAATGGTCGGGTCTGAAGCTCGTCCTTTTCCGTTTAAATCCCGCTGACCACGGGCATTTTCAACCTTAAACAAATACACGAGATAACCATGACCAAATCCATCCTTGAACGTCTGCCGCAACGTCGTAATCGCGGTGTAACCCCGGATGACATGCGCACCGAAGACATGCGCTGTCGCGTTACTCCGGCTCGTCGGGTTGCTGTAGATGCCGTAGCCCGTAAATGCCGGGATCATGGCGTTTCCCATAAATCCGATGTAATGAACCTGGCGCTGGAGAATCTGGTTTATCAGATGACCAGTTGCGATCCGGAGCTTGCCGAAGAAATCCGCCGCGCGCTTAAAGCCGAGGCACTTCCAACCGATCACTCATGGCTTGCTGGTGGAGAAGATGAATAACAATGCCCGTTCTCTTGAAATTGCTCGTCAGGTGCTTATCCGGCAGGCCCGCGCAGCTGGTGGAGAACCAGCTGTTCAGGCGCTGCTTGATCGCCTGACTGCAAACTATTCGCTTATCCGGAACAACGGTAGCGATAAAAAACACTAAGCGTGCCGGGCTTTCACCGGCACCGTGCTGCGACCAACAGCACTCGGTTAGCAATTGAATGGTAACTCTGTCCCTGTCTGCGAGAAGGGACAGTAGGGCGAACTATGAGCCGAATATTCGATATTGTTCAGTCACTGACTGGGCAGAAAAACAATCTGGTTGTCCCCAGGCAGTTTCTGCGTTTCTTTGCCGGAGACCAGCAGGCGTATCAGCTTGCGGCAATTCTGAACCAGATCATCTTCTGGTCCGGGCATTCAACCCGTGACGACGGCTGGTTTTATAAGACCCATGAAGAACTGGGAGAGGAGGTCGAACTCAGCTCCGATCAGGTTCGTCGTGTCGTCGATAAGTTATCAAAGGCCTACCTGGCCGGTATTCTCAGTACGGCGAACAAGCGCACGGCCAACGGCGATAAGGTCAAACATTACCACCTTGATGGTGACGCTCTTATCGAAAAACTGTTCCCGGCAACACCATGTCCGAAGGAGAAAAAAGAGCCTGATTCGCCAGACGGGAATGGCGAAGTCGCCGAACCGGAACCGCATAATCGCCAGTCCGGAACGGCGGAAGCGCCGCTCCCTGGGTCTGGCGAAGTCGCCGTTCCTATTCTCTATACAGATCAATACACAGATCTAAACATACAGATCTTAAATTATCGTCCGCGCACAATTTCTGAGCAGACGAAGCGATTTCTTGAACGCCATCCGGATGCGGTCGACGGGGTCTATACCGCCGGTGGTCGCTCATGGGGCAATCAGGATGATGTGGTCGCTGCGGCGTATGTGTTTAAGCGCGCGCTCAACATCAACGCCTCCCTCGGCGAACCAAACTGGATTGAGTGGGCAAACGACATTCGCCTGCTGCGCAATGCCAGAAACGTCACGCACAAACAGGTCTGCGAGGTATTTCGCTGGGCCAACAAACATCATTTCTGGGGCACCAACATCCTCAGCCCGTCCGGGCTACGCCGCAAATGGGACAATCTTGTCGCACAAATGGGATGCCGATCAGCTGGCGCCGGTTCCGGCGGTCTCGACTGGGATAACACTGACTGGGCTGAAGGAGTGCTGGGATGAAAAACCTGATGCAGGCAATACAGAACCGCGACGGCAGGGTGCTCAGCCGGCTGGCCGGTGGCGCACCTCAGCATACCCAGCGTGAAGAGCAGGCCGCTCTGGTATTCAACGACCTGTTTCGCCAGTTACGCGCCACTTTTCCGGCACTCAGCACACACGTCAAAACCCAGGATGACCTCGACGAATTTCGTCGAACCTGGATGCTGGCATTTGCCGAGAACGGGATCACCACTATGTCACAGGTGAACGCCGGAATGCAGATTGCCCGCCAGCAGGAAACGCCGTGGATCCCGTCGCCGGGTCAGTTTGTTGCTTGGTGCAGGGAGGGGAGCCTGCGGATAGCCGGTCTGCCTTCTGACGAAGAACTGGTCGAGATTGTCCGGGACTACTGTCGGCAGCGCGGGTATTTGTCCTCTCCGGAGGCGTATGACTGGAAGCACCCGGCGCATTACTGGATGGTTACTGCGCTGTATGGCGGTATGCGCGCCAGTAACTGGACGGACAAAGAATTACTGGAAGCAGCGCGCCGGGAACTTACTGCCATGGCCGAGAAAATTCGCCGCGGAGAACCTGTCCCCGAGCCGATACTGGTGCTTACTGAAAAACCGCGTCCGGCATTGTCGCGTGAAGAGGGTTTAAAACGCATAACAGATATTCGCAATAAGTTCGGCCTGACCAGACGAACGAAATAACACGAGAAACCGCGCCTGACCAGCGCACTTAAGCCAACAAAACATGAGGTTAGCAATGTTTAATCTGAAGAACCTGCGGTTATACCGCTTAAGCCGTGACGTTAAATTTGATACTGACTCGCTGCAGGAAAAGTTAAGCGCTATGCCATTCACACCTGGTGGTGCAGGGGGAATCTGCTGATGTATCAGATTATCTATGCTGATCCTCCATGGTCATACCGTGACAGTGCTGCAGATGGTAAGCGAGGTGCTGGATTCAAATATCCGGTAATGCGGTTTGATGACATTTGCCGTTTACCTGTCTGGGATCTGGCTAACCCTGAATCCTGCCTGCTCGCTATGTGGTGGGTACCGACTCAGCCCGAAGAGGCGCTGGCAGTCATGAAAGCTTGGGGTTTTCGTCTGGTCACGATGAAAGGTTTCACATGGCACAAAACTAACCGGATTAAGGGTAACAGCGCGATTGGTATGGGCCACCTCACTCGGGCCAATTCCGAAGATTGTCTGTTTGCTGTGCGTGGTCGCCTGCCAGCGCGTCTGGATGCTTCAATCTGTCAGCACATTACCGCTCCGCGCGGAGAACATAGTGCCAAGCCTGTAGTATTTCGTGAAATGTTACAGCGTCTGGTTGGCGATATTCCCCGGATTGAATTATTCGCGCGCGGCGACATACCTGGTTGGGATTGCTGGGGAAATGAATGTGACAGTAGTGTCCGGTTGATACATGGTGGGTGGAAAGTCGATGCGCGTACTGCTTAACCCCATCATCATTCGCGAACTGGATCAGGTGATTCTGCGACCAGGTCGCTCGCTCATGAGTTTGTTTTACGGGCCAGTGGTTATTGCTCCGGCTGGTGAGATGGAGGCCGGGCGTAAGCCCGGTTTACTGCCGCAAGAACAGCCTTTGCTGATGGATCCCGCATATTCATCATTCTGGATGGATCCTGGAGTGCTGCGCGCCGCAGGTGGCTCAGTCCAGAGTTGGGTCAGAAAGTTTAACGTCTGCCAGTGGCACCATGGCACAGATGAATACCATCACCAAGAACTTACTACGGCCAAGTACGCGCATTCAGGCCTTTGCCTGTGCTGGCATCATGACCGCGTGCTGGTGGACCAGCCTCCAGCACTGGTTGCTGATATTGCCCGTCAAAATGCGGCGCAATACATTCTTGAATCAGTTCGCTCGCATTTTCGGTACCCCGATCATCACAGCGTTACTATCAGTGACCTGGGGTGTTGGGCATTGGTTAAACGTGTTGCTAGTCTCCTCCCTGATACAGTTATTCGTAAGTTGCTGTGCATGCCTTCAGATGAGCCAATTAAACCTGTCTACCGCGAGAGCGAACTGGTAATAAACCCGCCAGATCCCCTAGCAATAATTACAACTGCTGTCGAGGATACGCCGGTTCTGGTTGTCGCGATCGATGCTGACGCGCCAGCGCAGTACATGCGCCGCCCGAAAATTCCTCGTTGGGAATGTCAGGTGTACACTGAGTGGGTAAAAATGCAGGCGTGCTGCGGTTGCGGTGCACCTGGAGACGATCCGCACCATCTTATTGGCCATGGGTTTGGCGGTGCCGGCATGAAAGCAGGGGATTTCCACGTTATGCCCATGTGCCGTATTTGCCACCGGGAACTGCACGACAACGTAACTATATGGGAAAGTCAACACGGTAGTCAGCTGGAGCATATTTTTCGGTTACAGCACCGTGCTCTGGGGTTGGGTGTGATTGTGACAGGCTGCGTATCGTAAAACCGAATAATATTTCTGTATTTTTATTCAATACGATGCGCGTATGGCCTGAATAATTCAGGCGAGAGATCGTTCTGTGCCGTGAGCGGACATTGCTTATTTATGATGATAAAAGTCGTAATGCTAACGATTGGGGACTATAAGTTGTCAATCGACAGTATTGTGTTTATTTTGTAACCCATCAGTTAAATTGCGGGTGTTGTTATATGGATATTAATGAGTTTCCAGCGGGAGTAATCGAACATCTTGGCTGGTATGTATACCGCCTAATTGATCCGAGAGATGGCAGTACATTCTACGTAGGGAAAGGGAAAGGTAATCGTGTCTTTGCTCATATGCGTGGTGAAGTTGCGGCAGTGGATGATGATGAGTTACTGAGTAACAAACTCAAGCAACTTCGAGAGATCAGATTAGCTGGTCTTGAGGTTATCCATGTTATCCATAGACACGGTATGGCTGAAGAAAAGACCGCTTACGAGGTTGAAGCAGCACTCATAGACGCCTATCCCGGTTTGACTAACATTATGAACGGTGCAGGCAGTAATGAGTTCGGTGCTGCACACATCAAAGAGTTAATCGCTACGTACCAGCCTGAAACAATTACGTTCCAACATAAGACCCTAATGATATCGGTTAACAGGAGTTCAAAGGATATTGACCTCTATGATGCAGTACGGTTTAGCTGGCGTGTCAGCGTTGAGCGTGCTCGTAAGGCTGAGGTCATACTGGCGACAGTAAGAGGTATCGTGAGGGGCGTATATATTGCTGATGAGTGGCTCAAGTCTACTCGTGAGAATTTCCCTGAGATAGCTTCATGGGATGCCGATGATGAGTTTGAAGCTTCTCAAAGTTCCCGCTTTGGGTTCCGGGGTAGGGCTGCATCTCCTGAGATTACTCAGCTTTATTTAGGTAAGAAGATCCCTGATGACCTCAGAAAGAAAGGTGCTATGTCTCCTGTGAGATATTCTCCCGGGTTTTGATTCCGGAATGAAACTGGATTTTAGATTGTAGCCAATTTTCGCGCATGACGAGAGAGTCCGTTATAGTTGGCTCTTTTGTGCCAGAAGCGGACTTTGGTAGGTCAACATTGCACTAATTATTGAGAGCAGGTCAGTTGATAGTGGCAGGACATAAGGTTAAAACTGGCATTGAAGTTTTATCGGAAATTTATAATAAAAGGTTTTAAAAATGAAACTGAAAAGAATGCTTCAGATGGACTTTATTAAGGAGTTTCATGAGCACTTGGATACTGATTTCGAGGAACAACTCTTCATTGCTTGCCTCAGAAATTATTGTTCTCACGGCAATCCGTTAAGGTTTAGCAATTTCGCTTATGCCATACGTGAGCTTATAAACCACGTCCTGTCCCGAATGGCTCCAGATGAAAGGGTAATGGCAGCCCCATGGTTCACCTCTAACAAAAACAATGCGACAGTAACTCGTAAACAACAGGCTAAGTATATTGCTCAAAAACATATACCTGATGGACTCTTAGATGCTGCAGCACTTCAGGAGTTGGATGACGGTATAGGCTGGTTTAACAAAAATTATCAGTCATTGAATTACTACACCCATATTACTGAAGAGTCGCTTGAAAGCCAGCCAAAGGATTTTTTTGAAAAAGCGAAACTGCTGATTGAGCTTTGCAACAAGATATTTGTTAACTTTGGTGATCTGGAACGCATACTGACTGATTCTATTATTGACGAGGTCAGCGACCATGTAAACGAGGTTACAAGAGATAATACCCCTGCTGAAGTTGATATACTATCGTCACAGACAATTGTAGACGGTTGCATTGTTGAATCCATTGAACCTCTTAGACTTACAGAAGATTATGTTTACCTATTAGTTAGGGGAACAATTGAAATTACCCGTCAATACGGACGAGGTGATGATTACTTAGCGCAAGGGGACTCTTACCCCTTTAAATTCGCTGTGTCTGTACGTGCTAGCAATTTTGGAGATATTAGACCTCTCGTTAGAACCGTTATTGTTGATACAGGTTCATGGTATGACGATGGTCATGGCTCAGCAATGTCTGATAAAATTTACAGTACGCGGCGGTTTCTTGATATGATCGCACAAGTTCACATAAAACCGGCAAGATTACGAAGCCTCTTCCCAGAGCTAAGTTATGTAGAATGTTTGTGCTCCAAGAATCTCTAGTAGAGCTTGAAAAGAAGATCAGTAACTGGTGTTGAATTACCGTCAGGATAAGTATAAAGAGTCTGCAGACAGGACTAGGCATGATGTAATCTCGTAACAACCTATTACCAATCGGCAATCAACGCCCTTTAAAGAAGTGTGCTGATGCTTAAAAACTCATCCAAGCCGACGCTGATTCGCGGCATAGTTTAATTCGGAAATTACATTTATAAAAGGAAGTGAGACAGATGCATAAGATAAGTCAAGAGAAGAAAGTTAGTTTCTTTTTGGCTGGCGCTTTAATTTTAGGGTTACTTATTGGAATGGGCTTATATATGGCCTTAACTAAAATTGGTGACTATTCAAATATTGTCTCTGCTTTTGTTGGTGCTTTAGTCGCAGTCTTCGTTCCTATATGGCAAACCTATGTGGTCCAAAAATCACGCTTGTCATTAGAAGTGAATGGAATTAACAGAAAAGTATCTGAGAAGGCTAAGATTTCACTTGATGAACACTCTGAACTAGTATTTCTTAGAAAAATAAAAGGACGTGAGAGTAGAGGGCCTTTTTTAATTGTCGATGGAGTTCCAAAAAGATCCGCCCCTGACAGAGCTATCTCTCTTGAGGAATTAGAAGAGTTGCTAAACAAAGCAAAACAAGAGTTGAAGGATGCTCCTGAGAAAATTGCTGAGCGGAAGGCTGATTTAGAAAAAATAAATTCTTTTACGACGGATAATTTTACCAGATATGAATGTAGCAAACTTAATCGACCGCTTCACCCTGAGATTGAGTATAGTACTGACAATGTTGAGTCAACTTTATCTGAATTCAAAAAACATTTCGAGGAAAGCCTAAGCGAATTAAAGGAAAAACATGATGAGCTTCAATCATCAATCCCAGCTATTGAAAGAAAAGTCCATCAAATTAAAACGGAACTCATTGAGAATAGATCATTCTTTGAAATTTCTGCAACTCTTATAAACTCTGGTAGGCTCAATACCTCAATTAAAAGACCGGCTCTCTTTAGGGTCTATATAGGAAAAGAAAATTATATTGATTTGAAATTGACGCTTAATGATTTTGAGGTTAAATCGGAGATATCTCCAAACTCTACGGTTGTTAGTACTTTTTCTTCAACTGATATATCGCAATTACCAGAAGAAGACAGGAAGCTCATTAATACCTATTGGGGTCAGAGTGTTCAGTGTAAGTTATTTGTAGAAGATGTTCATGGTGAGCCTTCTGGTTCGAATTCAATTGCATTTTCAGAAGGGTTATATCAGAAAATAATATTTGATCGTTTGGCTGTCGTGGCTACAAGTAATAGCGTTTAACAAATGCTGTAACATCATATCTGTAATGTTGGACTCGCCACAAATTTCTAGCTTTTGTGGCGAGAGATAACATTACAAAGCACGAAATCTAATATTGATGATAAAGCTGATTGAGAAATGGTACATGCCACTTATCAAGTGATACAGGAGCCACTGTTTCCTCTTTTAAAAAACATCTGGCTCTTAGCAACTTAGGTTCTGATAATGGAAAATACATAACAAGGCTTAGTTTTCTTCATGCTTGGAGCCGACATTGAGATGTACAGTATTAATTTGTGGGTAGTAAGTCAGAAATGTTATACAATCCAGCCTGATCTCACTGTCACATGGGACCCCAAGGAGTTTACAAAACTTCGCTGTGAGGATCTAGGCTGTTTGCAGAAATGAGCTAGCCCTAGGGTATAGATGCACAATGATTAAATTTGAATCAAAGAACTGTAAATCATGGGGATGGAAGGACATGACCAAACAAAAGATTTCCACGCCATGCCGGTGTGTCGAACTTGTCATGTAAATATAAAAATATAAAGGATTGGATTTTTACTTTATGGATCTTGTATAATTTAAATAATTGCATTTTATATAAACTAATGATCGAGTTAATATATTATCCAAAGAAATAAAATGAATGCGCTCTCCAAAATACATGAAGAGCACATAGTATTAAAAAGTTATCTCAGAAGCTATGCTGGCAGTATTTTGACTTCTTAAGTAGGCAACTTGAATAACTGCTGGTATTGTTACCCTATATGCTGTGCTACCAAGATCTACAGCTGTCCAAAGACCGGTGATTGCCCAACCTACAGGACCTGTAAGTACGGACATCGTCCTCATCAGTGATCCAGTGGCGACAAAGCTAAGTCCTCTTCCAAATATTGCTTTCATAACTAGGTTTACGATAATTGCCGTAAGTTGATAAGATTTGAAGCCTCCGGCCTTAAATATTGCCTGAAAACCAGCAGTTAAGGTTTGAGGTGTCAGTCCTGAAGTGTTTTTGATTCCAAGTTCTGATCCTAGCTCTCTTATTTGTTCTAGTGACATACTCTCTAATGCATCAGTCATAATTTTCATTAGTAAGTTGTTTTCAATGACTTCTGTTTTCGCGTTTTTATTATAATTTACTTTGATCTTATCACAGACATCGCATAGAACTTCTTTGTATAGAACACCTTTCCCGCCTCGAAACATCGTTGCAAATGTATTAGCTCCAAAACATTGCACTTCTGCAGCGATTTCTTCCCAATATTTGCTGTGTTTGGGATGGAATAATTTATATCTTTCGTTCGAGGTGAGCTCCTCTGTCCATCTGGTTTCCCCATCCTTATCATGAGTAAGTATGTATACCAAGTCTTCAAGTTGTTCATCTGTACAGTCTTTTAAAAAATGTAAATCTTCATCATAGCGGTATGCCATCTGTCGCTCCTTACTGTATGTTTTCAAGAGTTATCCAATCAATATCCGTTGAAATGCAGGTGAGTATGAGCTTGATACAAAATCCTTCCTCTAGGGTTTCGTATGTCTCACTGCAGATCTGGTTAAGGTGATATGACGGACATTCAGTTAGAAAAAGAACTTATCGGCAATTTACGCTCAAGCTTGAGTTGTAAATTGAAAGAGCCTTATCTGGTGTGCCTTTACGTGGTAAATCAGGCATTAGACGTAGTGTATGGGGACTAAATTTTGTTACAGGTGGGGGGCTGAGCAAGAAGCTGCATGGGAGTATATTCTTTACTACTAATATTTTTATCCGACGAAAAGATATGATTAATTTGGCGTATTATGTGAATGCTATTAAAAACGGAAAGGAAGTAATTTGTATTCAAGAATCTTGTGAATGCGATGATTTGGCCGAGGTTGAGACTATCACCATGGAATGGATACATGATAGTGGTGTGGTAATCCGCTGTACTAATGAACTTGAAGCTACACAACATCCCAATAATGTTTGCCCTGAATGTTGGATTTGTTGGGAAGTAATTGATTCGGCTGGGCAGGACATCAGGCCAATGAAGAAGAATTTTTATAATGTTTGTCAGGAGTCATTCTGGTTGAGTATGAATTGACAGTCTGTACTGCATTTCACTTTTTGCAACAATGCAAGCAACTGATCCTTTTTATGAGATAATGCTCGCGACCAAAGCAGGTTAGCGAGAAATAAAAATGAGCACTGAAGCGGCTATTAAAATCTTCGATCCCCGGACAGCGAAGCTGGAACCGAGAGGCGGTAAGTCGTCCATCCACTGGGATGATATTGCGGCAATGCTGGCAACACTGGAGCGTGAAAACCCAGTGGGTTATCAGATGATAATGGTGAATTACAGGGATGATAAGCAGCAGGAGTGCACGCTGCGTGACAATGTCACAAAATGGTCGAGAGATTTCTGCTCTAAAAGCCAGTTAGCTGACAGACCGCTGGTGGAAAGGATGTGCCAGACGGTTGTCGACCTCCAGTTTCATCGGCCACTGAGCAGTCAGCACCGATCTCTCCAGCACCTGCATCGCTTGTATGGTCCATATGCTCAGCGTGAAACTACACGGATGAAGAAGCTGAAAAAAATGCTCAGTAAAGAGCTGCGTGATGAACGAATTAGTTACCTCGAAGATCAAATTTCAGCAGCCAGACAGAATATTAATAACTGGGTAGTCGCCCATGCGCAGGCATCCACTCATTGCCCTCGCTGCCGTGGAGCCGGAATCATTAACCAGCCCCAGCATGGAACTTGCCCCGTCTGCAATGGCGATCGATATATCACACCGACGCACCGGGAAATTGTGCGTCACATCAGTAGTAATAGTGGCCAGGTTGAACTGTATTGGTTTGTTATGGATGAATGTCGCTGGTGGTTGTCAGCCAGTAACAGTGCAGCGACAACACGGCTCTGTGAACTATTTGAAATGAATCGCGATGGTTGACACAAAACGATGTCAGGATGAAAATCCCAACAATAGCTGTATCTCTCATAACCCGCCTCGTGCGGGTTTTTTTGTGCCCGCTTCCGGGCAAGGAAAGCACAAATGGTCGAAAAAGAACCCGGTATTCTCAACTGGATTGCATCGCTGGCGCCATGGGCGGTCGGGCATGCCTACGCAACCTGGGGAAGTATCACCGCCTTCCTCGCTGCGTTGTGGTCGAGTCTGAAAGATGGGCGGGGATGGGTGTCATCTTTGTTCGGTGGTGTGCTGGCAGTTCTGATAACACTCAGCGTTCTGGCAGTGATGAGAAAAAGCGGGCTTCACGAAGAGTGGATGCCACTTGTGGGCCTGGTTGTTGGCTTCGTTGGTGCTGACAGGATCCGCGCGGCAGTTCTGGATGCGTGGGAATTACGTAAAAATAAACTGGTGAAAAACGATGAATCAGAAAAGTGAAATTATACCGCTACTGCGGCAAGAAGAAGGTGTTCGATATTCGCCGTACATTGACAGTCTTGGTTTTCCGTCGACCGGCGTGGGTTTTAAGCTCGGTCCTTCAGGTGCACCACTTTCACACTACACATTTACGCTTGACGACGACACGATTGACGCGTGGCTATACAGCTACGTTGATGCAACTCATGAGGCAATGACTGATAACGATGACATTGCTCATGCCTTAACTCATTGTAATCAGCCGCGGGAGGATATTCTGACCAGCATGGGTTATCAGATGGGTGTCTCGGGCCTGGCGGGTTTTCATCACATGCTTTCAGCAATCGTTGACGAGAATTGGGACGAAGCTGCAGCCCAAATGCTGGACAGTACCTAGGCAAAACAGACGCCGGAACGTGCCAGTCGTCATGCTGTAGTAATGCGTAATGGCCAGTGGTCACCAACCTATGATTTTTGATTTATAAAATGCTGATAATTGATGTGTCGCTACGTAAAAACAGCATAAACGATCTAATTTTCATCTCCACGTTTAACCAATTCCCGAGGGTTGTATTTTTCAACCCAGCATAAAATTCTGTAAGGAATTCTTATGAAATCGACAATCGTCTTAACTGGCGTGACATTGTGCTGCCTGTTGTTGTCCGGTTGCTCTGGTGCCAGAGTTGTGGAAACCACCACGTCCGCGGGTACAACGCTGTCTACTGTCAGGGTTTCTGGCGGTACTGAGCTTACCTTCAATCAACAATCCGGCTTCTCGCAACGGTGATAGCGCTAGTTTGCTGGCACTTCAGCAATATGTTGTAGGGCTGATGAACATCGATTTAACAGTTAACCCCACAACATTCCCTGAACAACCCGTTTCAATAATCTGATAAAAACATGAATATCGATATCACTACAATGCGTGGAGAAATCCCGCGGGATGCTGACGGGTTATTGCCACAGTCAAATTCAACGTACGCTGAGAATTGTCATTTTGACTGTGGTGTTGTTACGCCGTTGACAGCGGATATCGATGCTTCTATCGCTTTTACATTCACCCCATTGACTGTATTTCATTATTTCGATGATTACTGGTTTGCGTGGGATCACGACGTGAATGTTATCCGTAGCCCCATTGCTCAGGATCCTTATAACCGGATTTATTACACCGATGGCGAGTACCCCAAACTGACCAGTGCTGATATTGCGCTGGTGGGGGATAATTTACCGTCAGCGTATTACCGGTTAGGAGTTCCGGCCCCGGAAACTGCGATTGGTATCAGCGCCGTCACTCCGCCGAATGACGATGACGGTAACCCGGTTATAGATGACGACCCGACGAATGACGAAACGCGCTATTACTGCGAAACCTACGTAACTGCTTACGGTGAAGAAGGGCCGCCAGGTACGGCATCAGCAGACGTAGAAATTACCGCACCAGGTAGCTCCGTTACGCTCAGTCTTGCCGCGCCACCGGCAGGCAATTACAACATCACGCGCCGACGTATTTATCGGACAGTCACGACAACCAGCGACGCCGAATTCCTCGAAGTTGTCGAACTTGATATTTCAGTGACCAGTTATGTCGACAGCCTGACCAATGATGAACTGACGGCAACGCTGGAAACGGAAGACTACCTGATGCCACCGGATAGTATGATTGGTCTGTGCGCAATGAACAATGGGATCAGCGTGGGGTTTGCCGGCAATGAAATTATGTTCTCAATGCCATATCTGCCGTATGCCTGGCCCGATGCCTATAAGCTGTCTACCTATGACAACATAGTCGCTATTGCCTCAGTGGATACCGCTGTTGTGGTGGGAACAGAAGGTGTCCCGGTTGTCTTCTCCGGCATAACGCCGAGTAACATCAGTGATAAGCCCGTCCAGTTAAATCAGGCCTGCCTGTCAAAGCGCTCTATGGTTTCGATGCTGGGTTTTGTTCTCTACGCTGGCCCGGCAGGAATAGTGAAAGTGACTGCTACAGGAGCGGGTTCGGTCGCAACTGCAAATGTGATGACGCGTGAGCAGTGGCAGGCGTTCAACCCCACTACTGTTCGTGCGTGGTCGGTTGGCGGCAATTACATTGGTCTGTATGACTATGATGGGGACGGTGACGGCGTATATGACTCTGTCAGAGGGTTTATCTACGACCCGAATAACAACGATCTCCGCCGTCTGACGAACACCTTCGATGCAGCCTATGCCGACCCACAGAGCGATCTGCTTTATGTGGCAAAAAGTGATGAGCTTTGGGTCTCTCAGGCGTCGCAGACACCGCTTTCTATGCGCTGGCGATCAAAAGTGTTTCATGTCCCGCAGGGCAGCAGCTATTCCGTTTGCCGTGTTATGTCTCCGTCGGTCATTCAGGTCGGTATCCGCTTCTTTATTGAAGGGCAACTGGCGTGCACCATGCCGCCGGGCTTCATCGTGGATAACATTTTCCGCTTACCTGTGATGGCTGGCAGTAAGTGGCAGGCCGAGGTCTACGGCTATGCGCAGGTGGACCGGATTACGCTGGCGCAGAGCGTGAAGGAATTGCCAGCATGAATGTGAAGGATTCGCTCGCCAGAGCCAGGAAACAGGCAAAGGGCGGACAGCGAGGCACACGTCTGAAAGCCAGTTCATCAAATTCAGCCAGCACATCGACGGTAAGCCCACTGTTTCGTGCAGATAAAACGCTGGATGCACTGTATGAAAATATGGAGGTTCTGACGGGGCAACGCGGTGAAGGGGCGGCGGTTGTGATGGTCACTGACAGTTCCGGCAATCGCGTGCCGTTCTACCCAGATGGCTCTGGTGGCACTACGGATGGCAGTGGCTCAGGTAGTGATTCCGGCGGTGATGGCGGATTATGTCTTCAACATGGCAGCTAACCCTTCCTCAGCCATTATTAACATGACACAGACTGCGTTGGTAGCATTGCCGCAACTGGCCGCAAGATACGGCTGGAAGAACGCCATGAAAGCGATGGGAACTGCCACCGTGGATTATTTCCGCTCGGCAGATAAACGGTTTAAATGGTTTGGCAAAGGCTCTTCCTGGCTAGATCGTGATGCCTGGTTGTCTATGAGCCGCAGTAACCAGCTGGATGCTGATGAACTGGAACTGATGAAGCGCCTGAATGAGGATGGCGTAATTTCCATTACCCAGGCTTCTTCTCTGGCGCAGCGCGCGGAAACCGGGACGAAGGATAAGGTCCATTTTAATAAAGCACTGGATATGTCGATTCTTATCGGTGGCCAGTTATTCCATAACGTAGAGGTCGCCAACAGGGAAGTGACGGCGCTGACGGCATACCGGCTGGCAAAAACAGCTGCAGGTGGGCGCATAGATCCGGCGCAGGCGTACAAAGTTGCGAGTAACGCCGTGTATGACGCACATTTTGACTACAGTAGCGCCAACCGTCCGCGCTGGATGCGCCGGAGTTGGCAGAAGGTTGTGCTGCAGTTCAAGATGTATGCCCAGCATATGTTCTATACCCTGGGACGAAGCTTTGCGCAGTCGTTTAAAGGCGAAACGCCGGAAATTCGCCGGCAGGCACAGAAAGAGTTTCTGGGGTATATGCTGATGCATACTCTGGCGGCAGGCGTCACCGGTTTACCGTATGTTGTACAGGTTATTTTTGGTGCGGCGGCGCAGGGGATTCATGTAGCAGTCTCGGATGATGATGCCCCATGGGATCCGGAAGTGGCACTCAAAAACTGGCTGAGTGATGAACTTGGTGGTTTCGCTTCCACTGCAATTACTGATGGCGTAGCCAACGCACTGGGTATCGATCTCCATTCCCGGGCTGGTATTCAGGATTTGCTGTGGCGCAGTCCACCGGAAGGGACTGAAGGCAAGGATCTGTATGTTTACTACATGGAGCAGATGCTGGGTCCAACTATCGGCGGTATCGGTCTCAACTTTGCCAGCGGATACGACAAAATGGCGAAAGGTGACTGGCTGGGAGGTATCCAGACAGTCACACCTGCAGCGGTGAAAAATCTGGTGAAAACCTATGCTGAAGCCACTCGAGGTGTAACCACGTCATCCGGGGAGGAAATTGTACCAGCTGATGAGTTTACTCACTTCGAACTGGCTGCTCAGGCATTCGGGTTTAGCCCGTCAAGGATCGGCCTTGCGTATGACGCCCGCTCGGCTGTCAAAAATGTGCAGTCTGAATTGTCGAATCGTAGGGCTCAGTTATTGCAGCGATACTTTGCAAACGCTATGCGCGGCGATGATAACGAAGGCGTCCTAGACGATATTCAGGCATATAACCGTAGTAATCCCACCAACGCTATTACCGGTGAAATAATCCTGAAGGCCATGAGGCAGAAGCAGAAAGCTAGGCTGAAAAAGGAAAGGGGGCTTGCGCTGAGTCGGAAGGATGAGCACCTGAGAACGTTGGGTAGGTTTGGGAGTTATGATCCTATTATGTAATTTGTGGACAGCTTGTTTGCTTTAAACTTACTAGATAATCTTGCCTCAGCAGTACAATTCATGGTGGTTTCGCATCTCGCTCATTGTATTCAAATGAACGGCTGCTATGAGCGAGGAGCGGAAGCTCACTTTAGGGAAATCTAATTCACATGTCAGAGGATTTATAAAAAGAGAATAGTGCAGATTTTAGGGATACTTACACTTACACTTGCTATGGCATACTTTTTGGGACCCCATCAGTTTAGGGATCTGACTATTTTGGTCATTTCACATAGCAAAAGTAATCGACAAGGATTTTTATGACTGAGTTTAGTTACAATGAATGGTTGAAAGAATACTGCAGCAAATGTACCAACGTGTTCGCAAGAGATTCCGAAGAAATAGTGAAGCAATTCCTCGAATCTGATGAGCTACTACCGAGTGAATATGGTTGGCGGTTCTCGGATGTTGAGTCACTGTCTAAACAAGCTTTGGCAGCCAAAACAGTCCAAGAATTAAATAAGGTTTACTGGACAGATCTGGCACGCAATATTGAAGCCTATGCTGTGATGACATGGTGGCGAGGCAATGAGTTAGTAAGGTCTTGTCTAAACAGCCTGAATGCGCGAGAAGTGATTGTACCTGCTATAGCTGCACGTTCACTACTAGAGCTGTCATCAGTGTTCTTGTTGAACGCAAATTCTTTAGATCATGTTTTCAAAAAATTAACTTTCCCACCCAACACGGTTATTACTTCTGAAGAATTAGATAATTTAGTGGCTAAAATGATCTGGGGTACAAGATACCAGCCAGAAAGTGACTTATTGAAGCAGACTAATATCATGACATCTATTCAAAAGATAGCTAAAAATGCTGGAGCGGAACAAGTCCTACCTAATTATGAATTCCTGTGTGACATCGTTCATCCAAGCTTCATTGGCAATACGACATTTTGGTCACATGTTCAGCAAAAATATCCTGATGGTTCTGAAAGACGACTGATGTCTCGTTTAACCGAAAGAACGTACAATACAGAAATTACAGACAAGACTCTATGGGCGTTGGGCTGGTCAACTATCTGCTTACAAAACGCCTTTGTGATGATGCGTAATGCCTACGCTGGCATGTTAGAAAATTTGAATAGACCCTAACGAGCTGTCGTTAAAGAAAAGCGCCCCTACTCAGGTAACACCGATCGGTTAAGCAAAATGATCGGTTGAACGATCAGGTGGGTAGACGACAATAGTCAGCCTCATCAATTCTCTGATGGGGCTTTTTTAATGCTTTCGTCCTTACTTGACGATACAGACCTTGATTTGCTCCCTGTTGATCCACACAGACTGTTGTTAGCTACTTCCGCTTTTGGCACAAAGCGGAGAAGCTAACTAGGCTGAAGGTCTGCTCAGAGCGAGAAGCAGACATGATTAACCTATAGTAAGAAATATATTGCTTTATTAATCATCTTCCTCCCATATTCCACGCGGCTTGGTTTTCTGTTCATCTAAACAGAATGCGCAAATATACATTTTTTTCCCTCGGTGGTACTGAACTGTTTCCAGAGCCCCATCTAGGTGTTTACCATCAAAATTCCATCCTTTCTCCATAACTGAAACACACTTCTTGCAGTAAAAACTTTCATTTGGGTTATTATCTTTAGCATTGTTTTTCGCATATCCAAATAATTCCCTCACTGACTCTTTTGAACAAGCAGATATGGCGGCAGTAAACTCATAATGAGTTTGAAGCATAGACCATACAATACCTGAAAATTCCTCATCCTCTTCAATACCCACATTAATACCGCCAGAAGCATGAGCTGCTCTATATTTGTATCTATGCCATATCCAGTGTGCCGATTCGGGGTTAAGATAATTGTGCGCTTGTATTATCGAGGTAAATATCAGATGGGGCATGATGTCTGTTTTGTTGTCAACAGAATGCATAAAACGATTTCTTAAGATACGTATACTGTTAAACCAAGTAGTAAATTGGTCGGGTAATGCTTTAGAAGCGAATGTATTATGCACCCTAATTAAATCTTGAGAATCTAAAGTATGAAATTCCGAAAATGAGATATTACCATCACAGTCAGCCTTTGGCATATTACGAGTTGCATTAGTAATAAGGAGGTAAGGTGATATTTCAACAATTAGCCCTTTCAATCTGAATTCGATGGATTGAAGTATCAAATTAAAAGCAGTGATTAACTTAGGCCTAGCAAACGACCAATAATGGTCTGTATTTCTTACATCTGATTCTGAAAAATATTCAGATTCTTTATAAAAATCATTCCATATATCGAATTCCCTATAGTCATAAGCTAAATCAGCAATTTTTTCCCAAGCTTCATTTACGATATGATCAGCCATTGTATAAAAATCATTCTTGGTAGGGATATCTATTATCAT